CGCAATCTGATCCCCTATTGCCATCGGGTCAATGCCTTCATAATTCATATACATAAGTCTTGTTTCCCGTGGCATGACAGAGAAAAAAGGCATTGTGGCAAATAAGGTTTGAATCATTATGGCGGTAGAATCTTCTACGAAGGCGAGAATATCACGGGAACGAACACGGTTCACATAGGGCCAGTCATCTTCCCCAACAGCAGAGCCAAAGCGGTAGAGTTTATAATGCCTTTTAGCCCTTTCAAAATAGGGTTCGCAGTAATCTTCGGCATTCCGTAATCTTTTCAGCAACCATTTAAGAGTTTCTAAATCACGGTCTGTTGGTCTTGGCATATTCTTCTCATAGTTTCTCCTCCTTGTTCCTTTCGGAATGGTTTAAAGTTAAACGCTTGCCCTTCTTCTCACGTTAATAGCCTGCTGTCTGCGTTCATCCAGAATCTTAAACATCTCCACTTCTGCTTCTGGTGCATGATATGTGGGTTGCTCCATGCAGATATAACGCACCACATCGGGGAAATCCTTGTATTTCTCTTCGGGTTTATCCTTATCTTCCTTGTACTGATAATTAAACATCATGTGGATCGGGCCATCTGTTCCCCTACACCCTTCCTTTGCAAAGAGAATACCAGGTTTTGTCTTATTCTCCAACGTGGAATGGTGGTTCTTTAAATACTCACGGACAATTTTATGCCCCAATTCAACATCCCCTGGCAGAGATTGAGAAAGTTTTATATATCCAAGACCTCTTGCCATCAATTCTCTTTCCCAGGTTCTCCCTTCTATTTCTTCCCGCACTCCATATTTCGCATCCAAGACCACCCATTTTGGCTTTGAATAGCCGTGGGTCTCACGTTTAGCCTTAATTCTGCGAACAAAGGAATCAATATCCTCTCCTTTAGAAAGAAGATAGTCGTAAAAATATATACGGTGCTTGGTTTTGCCGAATACGTCTATCTCCTCCGGTGATACAGCACCAAATAAATATCTTGACGGTCTTGCATCGTGCGGGTCTATTCCTTCTATTTTCATCCACTTCTTAGGAATAGGAAAGTCTGTGTAGAGATGCAAATCCCTATCCAATTCCTTGTAAACTAAACCTGAGAGATGTTTCCAAAGTCCCTTTTCTCTTGCTTCTCTTTCTTCGGGGTCAAGGGTCTTGAGATATTCTTCAATCCCGACTTTTGGGATAAATCCAAGAGTTCTCTCACAATGGGGACATTCAGAAATTTGTCTTGTCTTTCTGTTTTCAATTATGTCAATCTTGCATTTGTAGCACCAATCCTGACAGTTATCCCAAATCTCTCCTCTGACAACTGCAATCTCATCATCTTCTCCCCCATTATTGTAGGCTTTCAGGGAATAATCATCGTAGATATAGGGTTCTTTAAGCGGGGTCATCGTAAACCAGGAGGGAGCGTTGGTAACTACCTTGCCACGTTCTGCCGCTTGTAAAATATCCTGGGCAGGTGGTTCATCCCAATGTATCCAATCATAGTCTATCCCTTCAAAACTCTCTGCTTCTTGATCATAAGACCTAACGAATATCTGTGATTCACACTTATTTCCTAATGGATCTGTGACAAAATTTAATTGTGTGTACTGCCCCATCGGATTTTTCTTGGGAGTGAAAACTGCCGTAGAAGGAATTAATTTTTTAAGGGTAGGCCAAATTTTCTGCATGACTGATTGGGCCAAAGTCTCGCACCCAATCAAGCCACGGTTAGGAATTCTTACGTCTATCTTATAATTCGGATCATCCTCATCCAACCAGGGACGAAAACCCCAAGCATGAGCTAAATCCTCTGCAATACCTATTTCTGTTTTTCCTGATTTGTTCCCAGCTTCTGCCAGTCTACGCCGAGGAGTATTCCCATATTTATTCTTTACTTGGATGAACTTTTTCTGCATCTCATTCATCTCCATAAAGAACAGAGGATAATCCTCGTTCAACTTCTCATTTATGTCTATTTCTGGTGCTTTAACTTGCTTCTGCTTGGACAACTTCCTCCTTTATAACCTCAACCTGCCCTCTACTTATCAATTTAGTTTCTTTCCTCTTCTTCTTGGCTTCTCGAATGGCCTGCACTATAACCGCTACATTCTCCGTACTCTGACCCCTCTCCAACCTCTCCTGCTCAAACTTATCCTTCTGATCTTTCCGCAACGTATCATACAAATCCATCGCTGCCTTCGTATTTATCTTCCGAATCTCATCCAAAGTGAACTTTTCTCTACGAATTATACCCTGAAGCCTTAAACTCTCAGCCTGCTCTATCGCATAAATATCCCCCCTATGTGCCTTAAATCGCTCTACCGTAGAAGGAACCTTAAACCTTTCACCCTTAATTTCCAAATTAGTAAGTCTCGCATCCCTCCATTCTTTGCATGCCTCCACATCAAAAGCCCCGTCCTCCCGCACAGGAAGCCCATTCTCCACCATCTTCTGCACTATCTTCACAGGCAATGACAGCCTATACGCCAACTTTAACGGCGTATCTGCCATATTCCCATCTACTGCCATTGACTCCTGCGTATAACTCTTAGCCATTAAACTCCCAACTTACAATCTATTCACAGCCTTTATCACCGCCACAATATCCAAATCCCCACAAACCTGTTCAAAAATATCCCTTTCCTCTTTAACCACTTTAGGAATAGGATTCATAATATACCCATATTGTGCCTTCCCGTCATACTTATTCCCACTATCCGCCACCTTTTCGTACACAGCATTTTCCACCTCTTTCTCCAAAATCTCAATAATTCTTACCTTAAACATAAAATTATCCTCCTTTTAAGGATTTTTATGGATATTTAATTTTACTTATATACCAAAAATATACCATTTGTCAAGACATTTTTTACATAAATTTAATATCTAACAATATCAAGATGTTAGAAGAGGAAAAGTATTTAAAGGGAGAGTTCCGAGACGGGATATGTCACCATCTTCTATAGGGGTGGCCCCCTAAGCCTACCTCTAGTTCTGCCAGTGTCTGATAATATCTATTATGTAAACTATCGTACTATATGCCATATCCCCTATAGTATCCCATACTTACAGATGTTTATCGACATTTCACATGGTAACAAGCGTATTTGACCTGTATAGACAGGTAGACAGGTTTATTGATGGAAGTGATGTATTTCTCAATATTTTTTAGCTACCTTTTATTACCTACCTTCATCGTTTAAGATTGATTGTAGAGTATTCTGGGTATTCACAGGGGTTATTATGTAGGTAAACAAGGTTGAAGAGTGATTTAGGATGGAATGGTATTGGGGATTATTAAGGGGTAAGATGGGGTAAGGTGTCAAGTGTTTTTTTTAAGTGCTTATAATATTGGGTAGTTACAATGTTCGGTATGTTTCACAAAGCATAACGCCAGATTCAGTTTTAAACAGCTATTGTTTGTATAAAATGTCCTGTCTTGGCATAATGTCAACGCTATGTTCATTCTTGAACATGGCGGGAATTGACAAGTTGTTGATATTATTGCTTTAATCCATTTTACAGATTGTCAATGGCTAATTATTATCCGAAATTGATTATTGACAAAATGGCAAAGTATTGAAATTGTTAAGGAATAAAATATTTAAGATTTGGCACGATTTAAGCAGTAATAGAGGGTGAACACAAAATAAAATAAAAGGGAGGAAAAGAAATGGTACTAAAAAAGAAAATGTATCTTTTGATCAGACAATATACCAACCCATTATTACCAGCGTTAAGATGTTGGGAGTATGTTGGAGCACTTGAAGAGGGAAAAGTTTTAAGGGCTGCTTGGATAGCTACAAGAAAAATTAAATAACACAAAATAAAATAAGGAGGAAAAGAAAATGGAAAAAATTAGAGTTTACACTAAAGAAAGGGGAGTCAGGGTACTAAAAGAAGGTATTACGCTTGCTCAGTATCAAGAGAAGTATCCGGATGCGATCACGGTATCCAAACCACCTTGTGTCAAAACTTTGGAAAAATGGTCTAATAATTGTGGCTGCAAAGCAATCGATGGATGTTGGGTAGAGCCCGATGGAACTTGTGAACATGGTAAACCATCCTGGTTATTAGCGTTAGGATATATTTAACCATAATAAAAATAGAAAGGAGAAGGAAAATGGAAACCATCACAGATAGGATAAGAAAAAGGGATGCTTGGCTTGCTAAGTATGGATATGGCCAGGGAGATTTGGAACTTGATCGCCAACTCCTTAACGAATGGTATGAAATCCAAAAAGAGGGTAAGCGACAGGACCGACTAATGCCGGAAAGGGGTGTAAGATGAAAAATGTAGCCCATGAAGTATTTGGAGAGGTAATATCATCGTATTCAAGAGAAAATGCTTTAGAAGATGGGGTGCTGGTTGACGTTTCAACCGTAGCCCTGGAAGCAGGGATCAAATTTCCCGTAGCCTTGACTCGTGCGGTCTGGGATAAATATGTCGAAGTGCCTGAAGGTGTATTGGCTCAAGATGTAAACGGTAGGCTCTGGGATATTCTCTGGATGTTTAAACAGGCAATCCATCGAAGCAAGGGAGGCGATATCCTCAACTATCAAGTTTATGTCCGCAATAATAACAGGGGGCCTCGCCTTGAATGGTTAAAGGCTATTTGTGGCCCTGGGGATGATGCAGAACCAATTATAACAATAATGCTTCCGAATGAAGACTAACCCTATAACCACCCTCTATGGAGGGTAGAAAGGAAGGAGAACGATGAAACGAGTAACCGTCATTGAATTACTGGACTATTTAGATGGGAATGGTTTAGTCATTACAGATTATGATTTGATCAATCTGGTACTACTTCAAATAGCAGATAAGAATGGGGATATTAATCCAAACTAATAAAGGAGGAGAAGAGATGAAATGTAAAGTTGGTAGTGGTAGTTTTTCGGTTGGCCCACCTTGTGAAAATGAAGCCATTTACGGTTGGCCTGGAGTGTTGCCTGAAGATTTAAGGGGGCCATTTATGTGTGAAGAACATTTTAAAAGTGGAAGATTTAAAACTGATCCACCCTTGATAAAAATCAAAGAAAAAGGAGGAAAACTAAAATGGAAAACTGGCAAGAAGAGTTGGAAATGTTTAGTAAAATAACAGGAGGGAATATGATAACGTATGAACTCAATAAAAAGGTATATTTCTGTGACCACTGCGAGGAAGAGGTTTATAGTCTGATCTGTCGTCGGATAGATGGGGAGGATTATGATATTTGTGATACCTGCTTCGAGGAGGAAACAGGCAAATGATGACAAATCTTTTCTACTTCGGATTTGGCTTGTTCTGGGGCTGGCTAATTAGAGAAATCGTGATTTTGCTGATGAAAATGTAAACCAATGGTCTGGGATACCTTGTAGCCTTAAAAAATATAAAACCATTGACATTCTTCTATAATTGTGATTTAATAGAAGAATGATTATATATAAGGCTCAAAATAAGATCACTGGAAAGATTTATATTGGACAAACCATCTATAATTTAAATATTAGAATTGCACAACATTTAAGAGGAAAACGTAATCATTCTTTCTCAAACGCCTTAAAAAAATATGGAATCCAGTCCTTTGAATTTTCAATTATTGATTCAACCTTATTGAGAGAAATTGCAGATGAAAAGGAGAAATATTGGATTAAATTCTATCGTTGCAAGGCTCCTGAAGGATATAACTTAACGGATGGAGGTTCCTCTAAATTTAGAGTAAGCGAAGAAACTAAAAAGAAAATGAGTAAAACCCGTAAAGGTATGATAATAGGACCTCCTTCTGATGAAACTAAAAGAAAAATAAGTAATGCAACATGGGGAAAAAAACATCCACATAAAGGACATCCTTGTTCTAAAGAAACACGTAAAAAAATGAGTACTTCCAATTTAGGAAAACACTTTAAAGGGAAACCTCGTGCAAAACACTCTTAATAACCTATTATCTCTTAACCTGGGGCATCCTGGACTCTTCTGGGGGCCATTCCTATCTTCCTTAATGCCCAATCTGGGGAAATATTGACCAAATCGCAATACCATCGAAATGTCCGGGGGCCCGTTGACTCCGATTCCAACCACCTTTTCGCCCTCTCTTTATGTTCTTTAACCTCCAAATCTTCAATGGCACTTTTAATGACAGCCAGCACCAGATTACATCCATCCTGCTTAAATTGGTTATTCATTTCACCCCCTCCTTCCTAAAATCGAATACCTTTCATCTAAAAAAGTTATCATTTCATTACCTCTATTTCTTGGGTATCTTTTAGATAATTCCCATAACTTTTCAATTTTAAGTTTGGATGTTTCTTCTTTTTCTCTTTTATTATTACATTTAATACATAACAAAATATATCGTCTTTCATTTCTGTCATGTATTCGTCTCTTAAGGTCATATCTTGATCTCAAGTGGTCAATCGTAGCCATATTATCAGGGTAATGTCTCAATTTTCCAAACCTATCACGGCCCTTTACAATGTCTTGTGGAAGAATCGTTAGCACTCCACATTGTCGGCAATGTGGGTCTACCTTCCACAATCTATCTCTTATTATTTTAAGACTTTTTGCCATATGTCATTTCACTCCCTCCTGAATTATTATTGCTCCCTCGTATCCCCATCGTTTTGTAATATGGATGTCGTATATCACGCTATCTTCTTGATATATTGCGTCTTCGATTGCTTTTAGCATATTTGAAACGTCCGGCCTGGTCATGTGAGGCTTACCATTCTGGATGGCCTTTTTCTTTTTAGACCAGGACTTCGGCATAGGCAGAATAAATGTCACATGGGCACCAAAACAGGGAAGGATAACCCGGTTTAACTGGCAGAGGTCTACAAAATGCCAATATTTAGCGGTAGCGGGACGCTTACGCCACTTGTCTGACCTTGTCATACGGGGTTTTGCTACTGGCACGATGGGGTATTGCATCTTTTTTTCTCTCCCTTCTCCAGACCAGCTTATCGCCTTTGACCTCCATTTTTCTTATTGTTTTGTCTTTGAAATAAAACCTATCAAACGAAATGCCAAACATCTTTGATATTTCCAGTGGTATCGGCCCATCGAATATGCCGCCGTTCCCTGGAGTGTCAATCTTACAGTCATAGCACCAAATATGACTCTCCCATTCACTCCATTCAATATTTTTACCACCACATTTATCGCAAGAGATATCATAACTTACGGGCTTTTGAAGGTATATCCACTTGCGTCTCTTCACTCTCATTCCTCCTTTTCGTGCCATGATTTAGTTTCAGGTTTTTAATAATTTAACTTTTTCTTTTGCCTTTTTCCTTTTTTCCTCAAATTCCTTTGCTTCTATTCCCTCAAGGGATGGGCTTAATTTTTTATCATATTCCCATTTATTAACAAGTCCCTGTAAAAAATCTCTTGCAATCCTCTTCCCCTCTTCCGTGGGTTCAATCCATTCAATTTTAGAGATTTCATCTCTTGTTGCATGATGTTCCAAATATTCTTCTCTATTCCGTTGGTCAATAAATTCATGTAATTCAAATGGTTTCGGGAAGAATAGAATTTCCTTAATACATTGACTCACAGCAAACTCAAATTTATCAATATCCACATTTCTAAATTCCTCCCAATAAACCTCTCCCCTCAATGCTTCGTCTTTATCGTTCAGGTTTATTGGAAATGTCACCCTCAACCTTCTCATTAATAAGCTGAATTTTTTTCTGTCCTCTTCTTTCATCTTGTTCCTCCTTTACCTTTAACCATAAATCCATCCCGTCTTTATGACTATTTCCAATTTTAAGTTTATTAATCTGGGACTTAAAGACTCCTATTGTATAGCCAGACTTTTGAATAAACTTATCTTCGCTGCAAAAAAATGTTTCGAGCAATTTCTTTAATTCCTCAAATGGAATAATCTTTAAAAGATTCTTTATAAGTGATCCATCTTTCCCCCATTCAATAATCGGTTTTGTCTCAAAATGGAATTGGAATCTTTCTCTATAATGAGTGAGGAATTTTTTAACCTCACTATGAGATATAGATTCTTTATTCTTTGAAGATGAAGAAGAAGATAAAGAAGAAGACTGGTCTTTTTGGTTGGAGGTTTGGTTAACCAAATTTTCTCGGATTTTAATCAAACCTGGATTACCACCTAATTTTCCAACTTCTTGTCTTATTTTACGAATTCTTTCATCCTTAACCATACGCCTTGATATTATGGTTATATTTTGGTTATCCAAAATACTTCCTGATGCAACATCATTTTCGATCAAAATTTGTAAAATTTTTAACGTTTTTCGTTCAGTTTTTCTTAAAATTCTTGACCATTCCTTTAAGGTTTTTATGGCTTTTCCCTTCTCAGGTTGATCCCATAACCTACAAACTATTCTAATCCATGACCCCTCTATTTCTAAAGGAGAATCATCTAAATCTCTTCTCCAATCCCCAGGATAAAATTGGAAGGCAGGGTTTTTTCCGATGGCTATTTCCCCTTTAAATTAAAAATCGCAAACAAAAAGGCTCGCAGGGAAGGTCTGGCAAACCTCTGGGAACCCCTTGAGCCTTGATGCTTGCGAATTATTTTAGTTGTCATTGCCAGCGTCCCTTACAGGTTGATCCTGTATCCCAGATATATCCATCCTAAACTATCCCAACCCAAAAGTCAAGAGAAAATTATTTTAGGGAAGATCCCAGGTCGCTCATCCATCCGATTGACTTTCACGGCCCATTAAAAGTAGATGCCCTCGATGTATCTCCCCTAAATATCCATTATCAAGGCAAAATGGCTTGTTAATCAATGGTTAGGTTGCCCTTCTGTTCCAAGCAACATCGACTTCTTCAAATGTTCGACATCTAATTTGGGCTGGACATCTTGAACATCGTCTTCCCCATTGACCATCTCCAAATTGTCCAATTGCCCCAACCTCTGCACCGCAAAATGGGCAACCTAACAATTCATTGGAGCGGACGTCTGATAAATCGGCGTCCTTATCAACTTGGATATTGAATATTCTTTTGTAAGGATCATCCATTTTATGCCTCCCGCCGCTCAATTCTACGTTATCTAAACTAATGATGCCGACTGTTATTGCATGGCTTACATGCTAAAGCCAAATTTGTCATTTCATCATCACCATTTTGACTTAATGGAACAAGATGTTCAATTGTAGCAAAATTATCAGACCAAGTGATACTCAGTTCTCTGCCACACCAAATACAAACTGGTTGCAAGGCCAACAGAATCTTACGAATTTTCATACGTTCAGAATGGGACATAAAATATTTTAGATAACAAGCGGGTAGAGGCGAGCGTCAATGTCCCGTTGAAATGGTTAGGTGAGTACCCGCCGCCTCACCCTTGTCGTTATATTTCTTTAAATTGAATCTCAATACTCCATTGTGTTCCACAATTAGGACACACCCATTGATAAGATCCAGGAGAAATATCTATTGATTCACTATTTTCCCAATTTCCGCATGAAGGACAAAATGTTTCTATTAACATAGTAACCTTAGAAATATAACAAATCACTCCAGCGGATTGCTAAGAGCAACCGCTGACCTCAGTCGTTATAGGGGCGGATCAGCCCCCCACCTCCCTCATCATCTCAACCATCTTATCGCATCTCATGGCCTGGTATTCCTTCCATGAGTATTGCTTATGGCAGGAGAGGCAGTATATTTTACGTTCTGGATATGGGGGATCATCCTTGAGATAGTCTGGAGTCGAAATGATAATTTTAAAACCACATTCACATTTCATAGTTTATCACCCAAACATCGCTTATGAATGTTTATAAATTTCTTGGATTGATATATCGCCACGTCCATCGGCCCTTCGTATGTTGGTTCTTCACCGCCACATCTCAAGCATTTATTTATCCAAACAACTGGCCCTAAATAGCGAGCCAAATCAAATGCTGTCTGTGAAATAATAATCCAATCTTGGTTACTCACCCAAACTTCCCCCTTCACCCCTCTTCGCCATGACGCACAGGCTCACGATAATCAACCCCAGATTAGCCCCAATGAAGATGCCTAAAATGAATCCTAAATAAAATGGTGACATTGGTTATCCTCCTATACCAGAACTATCAAATTTCTTTAAACATTCCAAACAAGTATTATTGGCAAGATGATACTCTGTTAATCCAACCCTTAAATCCCAATGAACCTGTTTCTCGCATAAAGACAGAGTATCCGCACCACCACCGAGTTTTCTCCCTTTATCAGTTAACTTTCTGATATGCCATCTACTTAATGGCACTGCATGAACGTTTTCACAAAAAGAGTATTTATCCTTCATCCCGATAGCCTTCCGTA